ACATTGGTTACACACCGAGGTACCAATGGCTGAAGATGTGAAAGATTGGAAAAAGAAACTATCTTCAAGTGAGAAAGAGTTTTTGACCAATATCTTCCGTTTCTTCACACAAGGTGATATTGATGTGGCAGGTGGTTATGTGAAGAACTATCTACCATATTTTCCACAACCTGAGGTTCGTATGATGTTGATGGGCTTTGCGGCTCGTGAAGCATTACACATTGCTGCCTACAGCCATTTGATTGAAACGCTTGGCCTGCCTGATACCACATACAACCAATTCATGGAGTATCAGGAGATGAAGGACAAACATGATTATGTTTTGAACATTTCAGCACAGAATACTACCAAAGAAAACACAGCGACACACATTGCTGTGTTCTCAGCCTTTACTGAAGGTATGCAGTTGTTCAGTTCATTCGTTATGTTGTTAAACTTTCCACGTACAGGCAAGATGAAGGGTATGGGTCAGATTGTTACTTGGTCTATTGTTGATGAGACAATGCATGCCGAGAACATGATGAAACTATTTAAGACATATATACAAGAGAATAATGAAATCTGGAATGATGGCCTGAAATCTAGAATCTATGCCATTGCAGAAAAGATGGTTGAATTAGAAGATAGGTTTATTGATTTGGCTTTTAGTAGTGGTGAAATGGAAGGTCTTACAGCTGATGAGTTGAAGAAGTATATTCGTTACATTGCTGACCGTAGATTGATTGGACTTGGCATGAAGGGCATTTTCAAAGTTAAACGCAACCCACTACCATGGGTTGAAGAAATGATTAATGCACCAACTCACACCAATTTCTTTGAGAACAGGTCAACAGACTATGCTAAGGCTGCACATACAGGCACTTGGGATGAGGTGTGGGCATAATGTCAGATGGTGGTAAAGGGTCTAAACAAAGACCTACGGATCATAATAAGTTTATTAACAACTACGACCAAATATTTGGTAAGAAAGATAAACTAGTCTTACCAATGCCAGGAACTATTGGCTCAGCCAAGTTAGTATTTAAAGAAAACAATAAAAAGGATTAATATGAAGAAATTACTAGTTATTGCACTTATGGTGCCTTTCATTGCGTTTGCTCAAGGCAAGCAAAAACCTGGTGTGACCTATGATACAGTCCTGACCAGAGTGGTTGATGGTGATACAGTTGCGTTTCAAGCCAACTTTCTACCTGACCCATTAAAGAAAGAACTTAGCATTCGTGTATTTGGTGTTGATACACCTGAGAAAGGCCATCGTGCATTGTGTCCTAGTGAGGCTGCAAGAGGTGAGGCTGCAACTGCTTTCACTAAGGCGGCTGTTAATGCTTCAACAAAGCGCCAAGTTGTCCTAATGGATTGGGACAAATATGGTGGCCGTGTATTGGGTGATGTATTGCTTGATGGTAAAAGTTTGCGCCAAATGTTAATTGCAAATGGATATGCCCGTGAGTATTATGGCGAGGCAAAACAAAGCTGGTGTAACTAATGGCTACAATTCATCACACATGTAACAACTGTGATTCTGAATTTACAATTAAATATGATGTAGAAAAATGTGAAGATGATCCTCATTTCTGTCCGTTTTGCTCAGAGTACATACTAGAGAGTGAAACAGAAGATGAGGATGATTGATGTGGTTGTATAACGATATAGAATTTACAGAAGATATGATTGGTGGCCATTTCGGATTCATTTACGAAATCACCAATCTAACGAATAGCCGCAAGTATGTGGGTAAGAAATTATTCACACGAGCCGGCACAAAACAAATCAAAGGCAAAAAGAAAAAGGTTCGCCTATCCTCGGGATGGGAGAACTATTGGTCTTCGTCTGAAGAATTAAAGGCTGATGTTAAGAAACTAGGAGAGGAGAACTTTGCTCGTAAGATATTGTACCTATGCAAAACTAGGTCTGAATGTTCATATAGAGAAACTAAGGAGATTTTTATCAGAGATGCACTACTAACCACAGAATATTACAATTCATGGGTATCTTGTAAAATACACAAGGCACATGTGTTGAATAAACTATGAAATACTGTAAAGAACCCGATTCGCTACCTAAGAGAAGGAAGTCTATGGCTCGCAAGACAACTGCCAATACAATCATTGAAACTGAAAGAGTTTCAAGACCAAGCAATCACCTCAAACTGAGGCTTGATGACCTTAAAACATTTGACCCATTGACAGAGAATCAAAGACTATTCTTTGATGCATACAAACGAGGAGATTATTTCGTAGCACTACATGGTGTTGCAGGTACAGGTAAAACATTCTGTGCATTGTATAAGGCCATTGAAGAAGTAATGGATAAGTCCAATCCATTTGGTAAGATTATTGTTGTACGCTCTGCTGTACAAAGCCGTGAGATTGGTCACCTGCCGGGTGATGTGAATGAGAAGATGGAAATCTATCAACAACCGTATCGCCAAATCTGTGAGACACTATTTGGTCGTAAGGATGCATGGGATAGACTAGAGGAACAAGGCCACATTGAATTCATATCTACATCATTCATTCGTGGTATGTCCTTTGATGATGCCATCATTATTGTAGATGAAATGCAGAATATGACCTTTGAAGAAATCGATACAGTAATGACCCGTGTTGGTTATCGTTCAAAGATTATTTGGTGTGGTGACTACAGGCAGACCGACCTGAACAAGAAGAAGAATGATGTATCAGGTATTCTTAAATTCTTTGATGTTGCACACCATATGAATGCCTTCACTCGCATTGAGTTTACACCTGATGATATTGTACGCTCATCATTGGTGAAAGACTACATTCTTGCCAAACTACAGTATGAGGATGCAATGGATTAAGGCAATAGAGTCCGAACTCTAGTGAAAATTGTTGCAGCTGCACATATATACTAGTATAATCACTAATATCGTAAACACTATGTTCGGACTCATTTCTTACCTATTATCCTTCTTTGAAGGCAACAGTTACCAATCACGCTTGGACAGATACCTTTCTAGCCGTAATGTATCTGATGCCTCACAATTAGAACACTATGTTAGAGAGTTTGAACGTAACCAACATAAGGCATATCTGTGAAAAACATTCTAAACACAATCTATAAAGCATTTGCAACCCTCGGTAGTTTCACTAAGGAATACCGAGACTTCAAATACGGTGCAACCCGCCGTTAATTCAACTATCGTCTAAGGAGATAAACCATGGCCAATTCTATTTTCACACCATTATATTTTGCAAACTACTTCGTTGACCAAGTACAAGATGCAAAAAACAAGGTCGTTGATACATTCGTGTATGATGACAAAATCAAAACTTCTATCAAAGATTTCGTTGAAGCACAACGTGATTTCACTAAGCAAGTAAACCGCACAACCAATGAAGTGGTTGAGTTGTCTACAGTTGCAATGAAAGAGGTTGCTGAGAAGGCAGCCAAAGCCATCAAGCTTTAATTGTGCATACATATGTCCTGAGGAGACCGGGACATATGAGAAGACTAATTGCACATAGACCATCCAAGAAATTCATGGACACAGCATACACGGCACAATCGTGGGCACCAACTGAACGTAATGGTTGGATTATTAAATTTTCAATCTTTAATGATGACCATATAATGTTGGTGTTTACCTCAAGGTATACAGGGCAAACGGTCATTAGAGAATTTAGTAGTGAAAATGATGCGGTAGACTTTATAAACCTTGTCATTGAACTAGACCCTCACGACTGGAACGAGATTTAAACCAACCCGCCACTAGGCGGGTTTCTTTTTGGTTGCCTACATATTATTGCCACTATACTACGATAAAGAGTGTATAATGCAACCAATGATAAAATTTAAATTTAAAGCAGATGAATTGCTAGCTACACCTAGGCCGCCATTCATACCATATGAGATTAAACAATATGAACCATTTGATAGAGAAATCGGAGATAAACTATCATCTACCGAACAACCCCCAAGCACAAGCCTGCCTGAACAAATTATGCCTACTGGTAATACAGGAATGCATACAGGCAATTAAAGATGCCGATGAAACCCACGCATATACTACATTTGATAAGGATATGATTGGTGGTACAAAACAGCGGTGTGTTACCAGTATTAAAGAGAGGTTTAGTTTATGAGTAGGCAAGATGATAAAGATAAACGCACCAGTAGGTTACATGCTGATGATACTGCAATTAGAAAACAAGTTAAGATTGCTAAAGCACATGGCATAGAGATAAAAGAACCACACAAACTAGTCAAGCATCATGCATTGGACTGTGGTGTGCCTAATTGTCCGTTGTGCTCAAGTCCACGTAAGACATACAAAGAGCCAACGATACAAGAGAAGTCCTTTGACCAAACAAAGGCATGGGTTGATGAAGGAAAAGAAAATGATTGATGAACGCACACCACTTAAAAAAGAATATATGCACTTTGCTCTAGAGGCAGGTGGCAGTACCTATCCAGAGGTCAATACAAGGCAACTAGAAAGGTTTGCCAACCTATTGATATGGGAATGTATTGGTATTTGCCAATCTGGTACCAGTACCCAAACCACAGGCAGTGGTGCGGCAGATATGATTAAACTTCGCTTTGGTCTATTGACACCGAACGAGGCTCTTGATACAATGGCTAGACTATCAGACCAAATTGGCATGGATTTGTATGATGAAATTGACTATATTAAGAAACGATAACAATGTTTATATTTGATGTGGAGACACTAGGTAAAGAGTCCAACTCGGTCATACTGAGCATGGCGGCAATCTATTTTGATACGACCAAGACACCATCACACACCGAACTACGTGAGTCGGCATTCTTTGTAAAGTTTGATGTTGAAGACCAAATCAAGCGATTGAACCGCAAGGTCGGTAAGAGTACAATGGAATGGTGGTCGAAGCAATGTGAGAATGTCCGTACTGTATCATTCAAACCAAATAAGGCAATTGATGTTAAGTTTGAAGATGGCTATGAAGACATGAGGGCATGGGCAAAGTCTAAGAACGACACCAACTGTTGGATATGGGCACGTGGCAACCTAGACCAATTGATACTTGATTCATTTGAAGAACAACTAGAGATAGAACCTATCTGGCCATTCGCACGGTGGCGTGATGTCCGTACTGCCATTGACTTTCTGTATGGTACTACAAAGGGTTATTGTAAGGTGGTGACACCGCCTTGGGTTGAGACATTTGATAAAGATTTGCATATCACTAAGCACAACCCTATTGATGATTGTGTATTGGATGCTATGATGTTAATGTATGGAGTTGGTAATGAAACACTTGTATAAATCAACCAAGGTGATATTTGATGCTCACCAAAAACAATATGAGGTCTACTATAAGAATTGGTTTGTTTGGCATTACGATTCTTGTTACAAATATGATGACCGGGATAGTAAAGGTTATTTACCATCACCTGTGCATTATTGTGATAAGTTGCAAGCAGAGAAGCGGGCAATTGAAAGAGCTCAATCAATGTTAAACACGGTTGAGGTCTGGAAACAAAGTCAAGTTTTTTATTATTAGGATTAAGCAATGAGTAACCTAGAGAAACATGCCAAGTTAGAATTCAAGGCTGCAGGTTGGTTAGATGATGATGGTAATTACATTGATGAAATGCAAGAGGCTGTATGCCGCCATGTACTGGCCTTGTTAGATGTATTCTCAGCCGAAGGCCATTCAGGCTCATCAGCACCATATACAGTTGACCTATTTAAGAAACTGGCTATGTTTGAACCAGTTGTACCATTGACAGGTGAAGACTGGGAATGGCATGAGGCAAGTGAAGGTGTATTTCAGAACATTAGGTGTTCGCATGTATTTAAACAGGAAGATAGATTTGATGGACAGGCATATGATATTGACGGCAAAATCTTTTGGGAATGGTACACCGATGAAAATGGTGAAGCAAGCAAATCGTACTTTACCGGCAGAGACAGTTGCGTTCCTATTACTTTCCCGTATACACCTGTTAGGACCTATGAGGAATATAAAGAATGAGCGAAGAACTGGTTGCAAAACGTGAAAAGTATTGGTGGGAACATTATCCGTTGCACCAACTATGGTGTAATGATGCCTGTCCATTGGTGCCAAGGTTTGAGTACCGCAAGGGTGATGAATGGAATGCCAATAATTGGTCATTGCATTGGTTAATCTTTCATATTTGGACACTAGAACATTTTAGTTTTGGTGTTGATGCCAATTTACAATCAGATAGTATTTCT